ATCCATGGTGCCGGTGAGCACGGTGGACCAGGTGGGCACCGACTGGTTGGGGGCCTGCACGCCGCGCTGGATCGTGATGCCGAACCCGGCAAAGCCATAGGCCAGGAAGGCATCGAGCGCGCCGTCGTTGTTGACCAGCACCACCTCGCCATAGCCCACCTTGGATGCGCCGAACGTGGCACCGTTGCCAAAGACGCTGCGCTGGATGTTGCCGGGCTGCTTGATGCGGCCTTCATAGTAGGTATGGGCGGGGATGTCACCCGCGCCCGTTACATAGCCCTGCGTCGAATAACGAAGCGTGACCGGAGCAGCGCCGGTGTGGGCGTTGATGTCGATGAGGATGATCTCGGACATGGTGGCTTAGAGGTTGATCTCGGCTGTATCGGCCCGCGCCAGGCGGGCGTTTGCATCCAAGGTGTCCAGGCGTGATGACATGGCCGAGACGGCGGCGTTCGACGCCGCTGCTGCGCCTGCGACTGCGCCGGCAACCGTGCCCGCCAAACCGTTAACTGCCGCTACGACCGCGTTGGTGCCAGCCTGCACCGCCGAGGTAGTGGTGTTGATGGCGGCAGTGGTAGCGTCTGCAGCGGAAACCGTGGCTGCAGCGGCGTTGTCAGCAGCGGTAGTGAACAGCGGCGTGAGCGCAGCGATCTGGGGCGCGAGGGCTGCTAGGTCGGTAAGCGTGAGGTGCTGACCCTCCAGCGTGGTGGCGAGCTGGGCGAACTGCGGTGCAATGTCCAGCAGGGTATTGACTTGCGCACGGCCTGCCGCATTGGTCACGTCGATGGACTCCACCAGGGTGCGGAAGTCGGCCTTGCTGTCCAGCGCACCGGCGTTGGTGACGCCAGCAGCGCTGAGCTGCGCCAGCACGGCCTTGGCGCTCATGCCGGACTGCTCATCCGCCGAGTAGTAGGACTGCACGAATGCGGCGCTCTTGGCGATCAGCGCGTCAATGCCACCGGCCAGCGAGATCATGCTGTCGCGGGCTTCAAGGCTGCTGCTGGCGATCTTGCTGAAGATGCCGCCAAACGCATTGAGCACTTCACTGGCCTGCTGGGTGGCGATGAGGCGGTGCATGGTGTCGGCCACCGTTTCGCCTGCATGGGCGAACGCGGCCACGGCGTCACCGTAAGCGGCGGTGAGCTGCGCGGCGCTGAACTTGGTCAGCTCGGCACCGATGGCAGCCTGCACGGCAGCGTCGTCAAGCCCGGTGGTGTTGACGCTGAGCTGCATGGTGAAGTTGTCCAGCGCAGCGGAGTTCAGGCCCAGCATGCGGGCATAGGCGGCGTTGGTGGCGGTGATGGTCTTGACGGCGTCGCTGAGCAGGTTGGTGACTGCGGAGCCCGCGTCGGAGTACTCTGTGTTGTGGGTGGTGAACGCACCCATGCCGAAGAGGCCGTGGTGGTCTTCTTTGTACATGGTGGTGTTCTGCAAACCAGAGGCACCGCTGGAGGACAGCGTGCCCTGCAGGCCGCTGCCTTCCTTGTCGATCTGCGGGCCACCGAGCTGCGTGGCCAGCGCCATGGCGATCCAACCCCACACGGGGATGGCGGCCAGGGTAGAGGTAATGGCAGACGACACACCAGCAGCCGCGCTGCCGATGCTAGAGCCGACCGAGAGGCCTGTGCTGACGCCGGTCATACCGGCTGCGGAATAGGCGCTGGCGGCTTCGGCGATGCTGGTGCCTGCCCAACCGGCCTGCACGCCGGTCATGACGCTGCTGCCGATAGCGGCAAGGGAGGAACCGGCAATGGTGATGGAGCCAAGGATGTTGCTTGCGCCACTGCCCAGCACGGACGACATGCCGCTGCCCGAGCCCCCGCCACCGCCGCCACCAGTGACCGCATTCAAACCTGATTGGATAAGGCTGGAAAATGCATTCTTGAGAGGGCCGTTGATCAGTGAGTTCGCCATCCAGTCGCGGAACGATGTCCACAGATCTTTGCCAGCCCGAATGCCGTCGATCAGCGCGGAGGACAGGCCGTCGCCGATCTGCTTGGTTGTCTTGGCCCACTCGTTGGCGTTCATCGCATCGGCCAGCTCGCGCACTGCTACAGCCTGGTCGCGCAGCTGCTGTGACATCTCAGTGACCGGGCCACCAGCTTCCAGGATGGCAGCGCGCTGCTCCAGCACTGCAGCCTTGTCCAGCAGGCGCTGCTGGCGCAAAGCTGCCAATGCGTCCGCAGAAAGGCCCATCTCTGCCGTGGACTCGCGCAAGCCCTTGGTCTGATCGATCAGGGACTGGGTCTGTTTGTACACCGCGTCGGCTGCGGCCTCATTTTCTTTTCTGTCGGCCTCCATCCACTTGGCGTTGTCGGCGAGGCCAGCGTTCTCCTGGATCAACCAGCGCACGAATTCCTCTGTCTCTTTGGACATGATCTTCTTGCCGTTGGCAAGATCGCTGGTGAGTTGAATCAGGGCTTTCTCTGCATCGGTCAGCTTGCGGCCCATGCTCTCTTCCAGCTCCAGCTGCTGGTTCTGCACCAGCAATGAGGCTTCATATTCCTCAGCGGCTTTGATGGCGTTTTTGGTTTCCTTGGTTAGCTTGGCCTTGGTGCCAGTGAGGTCCTTCAGGGCATCTTCCGTGCCCTTAGCCGCGCGTTTGAGCGCGTCTTGTGCAATGGCTTCGTCGGCCATGTCGCCGGTGATGGCGCGCACGGCATCGACGTTTTTGTCGTACTGGTCTTTGAGCTTGGCTTGCTCTTCCGCAAAGGTAGTGGTGGTGGCGGTAGCGGAGCGAATGCTGGCAGCAAAATCCTTGATGCCATCTGCGGCGGAGCCAGCACCGACCATGGCCATGCCTTTAGCAATGATTTCCAACTCTGTGGCAAACACTTCGCCAATCGCCTCAATGGCCGTGTTAAATGCCGTCTTGATGCCGAGCCATGCGACCTCAGCGCCGTATTTGAGGGTCTCCCAGCCGACCATCAGGCCTTCGACAAATGCGATACCCGCCAGCTTGGCTTCCAAGAAGTTTGCGACCAGCCAGGAGCCGATCTCCCAGCCCGCGAAAGCGGCAGCAATGAGGCCGAAGGCGCTGAGCGTGGCGGCCTTGAACAGGCCCACTTCGACGGTGAGTGCTCCGATTGTTGGTCCCAAACCTGCCAACACAGCGGTAACGCCGCCCATGATGGCGGGCACGCCGGTGAACACTGCGAAGTAAGCGGCGGTGAGGATAGCCGCATCTTTGAGCAGTGGCCCCAGGGTGGAAAGGTAAGGCAGCAGCGGCAAGATGGCACCGCGCAGGAAGCCTTCCATACCGGTCTTCAGGATGACCAGCTGCTTTTCAAATTTGTCTGCGGCCTCAGCCTGTTCGGTGGTGACCTTGCCGTTGAGACTGCCTTTTTCTGCCAGGTCTTTGAGCACTGGTCCGAGGTTCGCACCGGCCTTGCCAAAGATGACCATCATGGCGGCGGTTTTCTCTGCACCGTCTTTGAATTTGGCTTGCGCCAGGGCTACTTCGAGCATGACCTGGTCGGCGGTCTTGAGCTTGCCGCTGGCGTCTTTGACGTTAACGCCGAGCATCTTGAACACCTCGGCTTGCTCCGAGGTTGCATCCTTGGATGCCACCATGGATTTGCTGAGTTTCTGCAGGCTGGTCACCACATCCTGCATATCGGTGCCCGACAGCTTGGCCACCGAGCGCAACGCAGACAGCGCCTCCACCGATACGCCCGACTGCTCAGACATTTGCTGCAGGCCTGCAGCCGACTCGATGACCGAGTTGATGAAGCCGATCATGGATGCGCCACCGATGGCAGCCAGCGCGGCCTGTGCAGCGCTGGCCATGCCACGGATGTCCTGCATGCCACGATCAACGATGCTCTTGCCCTTGTTGATGTCGCCTTCCAGGCCATCGGTCTTGGCACGGATGTCGATGTTGACTTCGCCTACGGTGGTGGCCATTGCTTATTTCTCTGCGAAGGCGGCGATGGCCGCGTTGTCCATAGCGAAGACCATGTCCACTTCGAGCGGCTCCAGCGTGACGCGGTTGAGCGTCTGCCAGGCGAGGATCTCGGAGTGGGTGATGGCGTTGGGCGTCATGCCGTTGCTTCCTGCGCTGCGGCGCAGCTGCCAGAAGGCCTCCAGAAGCTCCTCAAAGCCTGCTGGCGTGGGCGGTGGGTCAAGTTCGCCAGTGTCAATTCCGGCCCGCTCTGCCGCGAGCATGTGGTCCCGATAAGTAGCACCATCAGGCATGCGGCGGTGGAGACGGATTTCATGGCGGACCAGTGCGTTTAGAGCGGCTTGGCACTCTGCAAAAAATTTGCAGACTCTCCCAGGAACTCGACGGCCTGCTGCCGAATCCATGCGGCGGACTCGTAAATTGCACGGGCCTCACCAGCGTTGCACTCCAGCTCCTTGCCATCGCGGGCGATGCCCTTCCAGGACAGCGTG